TCAGGAAAGGATGTGAGCCGGGCGCGGTTCGTTTCAACAGATGATGAAATATTTATCAATGAAGGTTCTGCCAAGTTCGCACTATACCCACCCCCAAAGAAAAAAGGTATTAATAAACTGCCGCAACAGGTATTTGTTCAATCTGATTTTGATGAAATAGTACATCAGATCGTTGAACGCGGTGTTGACCTGGTGGATTCTTATTTTGATTGGGTGACGGTGGCATTTGCACTTACTGATAAGTTCGGCGAAGCCGGCCGGAACTATTTTCATAGTCTAAGCGGTATCAGCCATAAGTATTCCCCCGATAAGTGCGATAAGCAATACACTGCTTGCCTGAATCATAAGGGCACCGGCGTTACTATTTCGAGTTTCTATTACATGGCCAAACAGGCGGGGATTGTGACCTATTCCCCTCAAACCCTGTTGATAGGTACAGTAGCATCCCAGGCCAAAAAAACCGGCCGCACTGCAGCTGATACAGCACAGCAATTATTGGACCTTGAGCAAATATCTATTGAACAGTCAAAGCCGATCATTGACCAGGTGTTTGAAAATAATATTGATTTTAAAGAGGGCATTTCTGAGATTGAGCAGGTTGAAATCTGGTTAAGGCAGAATTACACCTTTAAGTATAACGAGATCACGCTATTCCCGGAAATGGACGGCCGGCCGATGACAGACCGGGATTTTAAGGCCGTTTGGCGCCAGGCTAAGCGCATATTTGATAAAACGAACCTGGATTTTATCAAGAATGTCATTTTGAGCGATTTTGCCAGCTCATACAATCCTCTTAAGGATTATATAAGCCAGAATATGGACCGGCAGCCCTATGGAAGCATAAAGGTGATATGCGAAAGCATAACTACTGATATGCCCCGTGAATATGTTGAGCTTTATTTTACCAAATGGTATATAGGGATCGTTCAGTCAATATGCTGGGGAAAACATTCCCCACTTGTATTGGTTTTAAGCGGCAATAAGCAGGGCACCGGCAAGACGAGCTTTTTCAGGCAGCTGCTGCCCACTGAATTAAAAGCCTATTATGCAGAATGTAATTTTGATCAGAAGCGCGACAAGGATAATGAAATCCTGATGTGTCAAAAGATACTGGTCGTATCTGATGACGGTGATAAATTGATTGCTGATGTGCAAAAATTTAAGTCAATATCATCATCTGAATATTTCTATCTCCGGCGCCCGTTTGGTTCGGGTAATGAAGACTTGTTGCGCCGGGCGGTCCTAGGGCTTACAACCAATGAAAATGACCTGCTGCGCGACAAAACAGGGAATCGCCGGATTATTCCGATGCGGATTATTGGTGATATTGATTGGGGAAAATATAATTCTGTTGACAAGACCGATCTGCTCATGGAAGCTTATCACTTGATGGGAAGTGGATTTAATTCAGACCTAAGCGCTGATGATAAGGCCTACCTAAATCAAAATACTGTCGATTTTGAAGTTGCCAGCATGGAAGAAGAACTGATTTCAAAGTTCTTTAGCGTTCCTGTTAATGAAATTGGGATAGAACACCTAACAGCTACAGAGATAAAAGACTACATGGAAAAACACAGCCAGCAGCGCTTTAATAGTATCGTTACATTGGGAAAGGTATTAAAGCAGATGGGATATGAGCAGAAGCAAGTTAGGAGGGGGGCTAATGTGAATCCCATTAAGTGTTGGGAAGTGTTGAAAGTACATAGATTGGCTTCTGATGATTAGCCATGTCTATTCTGTAGTAATGTAGTAACATAGAGCATTTTTTATAAATTAAGTTACTACAGCCGAAAGCCTTGCTATTATTGATTAAATATATAATTGTAGTAATGTAGTAAGTGTATTAGGTATATTATTATATATATAGGCAAGGGATATAAAAATAACAGGTATAGAAATATTTATTAAAAATATAGTAACTCTATAAACACACCCAATACACCGCCTACAGTCACTACAAAAAAAGGGTACGGTATTTAGCCGTACCCTTTTTTTATGCTTCCATGACTGTTAGAATCTCTAATGTACTAAGAAGGTTTGGCCCCCCTCTGGTGAAAGAGATTTTCTTTGAATTATTGTAGAAAGGTAGCGTTATAGTCTGAACCATATTCATAGCAGAGCCCCCATCTGGTCCATTATTGACGTTATTAGCGGCAAATGTTACTGTAGACTTTACAATACTTCCTGCAGTATCCAACCATGTAGCATTCCAGCTTGATCCATTATTCCCTAATTGAACCAATGTAACTTTAACTGTAATGAAAAGCGGCCTTTTATTGCCTTGATGCGTATAGATGAAGTCATTATTCTTTATCCCGTAATCTGTAGCTGGTACAGTAACGATTGATATATTAGCATTACTACCCGGTGCACCGGTTCCACCGGCCGGGCCAGCTGGTCCTTGCGGTCCCTGAGGCCCTTGACTACCGGGTGCGCCTGTAGCCCCTTGCGGACCAATTAATGAATCTAACCATTGTTGTTCAGTTCCTAAAAACCCATCAAGTAAAGCCTGTTCATACGCGCTTAATCCATCTTGTGCGCCGGGGTATCCGAGTATCACCCCTCCTGCTCCTGGTACTGGTGGCATAATTATTGAATTAAAAATGTGAAGTAAAATTCTTCAACCAGCACATCACCGATTGAATTGAAGTTTGTTGCGACAACGGTAAATTTCTTATCATCTTTGAAAGAAATAATCACATCACAGTTTTTGACATTGTAATTATCAACCATTACAATTTTATTGGCTAATACAGATGTAGGCCAAGAAAAATCCGCAATAACCATATCCCCATTTTCAAGTATTTTATCCGCTGAAATCCTAATCACACCCCTGGACCATGTTTCACCTGAAACCTGATCCCAGGTATAAATGCCACCAGTCCCGGTATCTGTAATGTTAATTCCGGGTTGGGTAGTTATAGTGCTACATTGACAATAGTTGTTATTTGTCAAATATGTGGGGGTTGCTAATTCAGTCCATGGAAAATGTGTCTGATCTGAAACGCGGCTACAGATAAAGTAGCGGGGCTTCTCTGCAATTGTGATATACTCCAAAAGTGTGTGATCAGCATTTTTAAGAACCCGGAGAACACCTGGCTGGCCAACCGGATACTGATTATTTGCATCAGCTGTTGCATTATTAAATCCTTTATCAGCTACCCAATAGCCAGAAATCTGGTAACCGGCACCAGTCCTTATTTGCTCACTTCCCAGCAAATTCCCCCTTAAAATAAATGATCCCGCCAGGATGCCGGCAACAGCCTGGGTGCTAGGGAATTGGGTGCCATTGGGATTGGATAGGTCTTGAACAAGATTATCCTTATCCATTTTGCTGTTAACAGCGGTTTTCATGGCATTATGCTCCTGGGGGGTCCATTGGCTGCCTTCAGCCTTATCTTGTACATTATAATCAGACATACTTACTGAATAATTTAATTACTCATTAAAGTATAAGATAAATGCAGTTATGTTACGGCCAAACGGATGATAAATTCCTTATTGTGTTTTTTTGAGAAGAAGCGCTTACCCTTTTTTATTGCCTGAGTGTTGGTATAAGGATCAAGACAACCCCCAAATTTACGAATGCCTAAAAAATTACAGGCCAGCTGCTGCTCCGGGAAATACAATCGTTTGCTTTTCCTTTCCTCAAGGTCTTCAATAGAAGCATCATAAATATAATAAGGCTTAGCTGTTTTTCTACTGCTAGAGTGATAAAGGCGCATTTTATTTGCCATGTGATATATTGTCAGGTTATAAAGGAGTGTGTCACACAAAAATAAGATTTATATCTCTATAAATGCAAATATGTGTGACTATAAATCACATAAAATAACCTATACTTTAATGAGTAAAGTTTAACTCAAAGGGTTGAAACTATCAAAACTTAAAGGGAAACATGGCACCAAAGAAGAAAGCAGTCAAAAAGGTAGCGGCAAAGCCTAAAGTTGGAGCGCCGACAAAGTATAAGCAGGAATATGCAGAAATGGCCCGTAAGCTATGCTTATTAGGGAAAACAGATGAAGAACTCGCTGATTTCTTTGGCATTGCCGTATCTACTTTGAACCTATGGAAGAAATCACACCCTGAATTTATGGAGTCCATAAAAAAGGGAAAGGATGTAGCCGATGTTGAAATTGTCGAAAGCCTGCACAAAAGGGCCAAAGGTTACCAGTATGATGAAACCACCTTTGAGAAAATTGATACAAAGGTTGATGGTGTAGAGGAAGATGATGACATCAAGCTTGAAGTCTATAAAAAGAAAGTTGTGACAAAGGAAGTAGCACCGGATACCACCGCTGCAATCTTCTGGTTGAAGAACCGCCAGGCTAAGAAATGGAAGGATAAGCAGGATGTGGAACATTCCGGCACCATTGGTCAGGTAACTGTATTTGAATTACCTGATAATGGCCGCGACAAATAAAGTAAAAGTGATCCGGCCCCAGGATGGGTATCAAATGAACTTCCTGGCATCACCTGCCGATATCGTAATTGGTGGGGGCGCTGCCGGTGTAGGTAAAACCTATTCCCTTTTACTTGAAGCTCTTAGACATAAAGACGTTAAAGGATTCGGTTCAGTGATCTTCCGGAGAACCAGCCCCCAGATTAAAGCAGAAGGTGCCCTATGGGATACATCGGTAAGCATTTTCCCAATGGCCGGTGGTATTCCACGCGAATCGACGCTTGAATGGCAGTTTGGAGAAACATCAAAGCTGAAGTTCTCACACCTGGAGTATGAAAAGAACATTTTCGACTGGCAAGGGGCTCAAATCCCAATGATCGGGTTTGATGAGCTTACCCATTTCAGTAAAAAGATGTTTTTCTACCTGCTTACCATGAATAGATCTGTTTGCGGTGTTAAGCCATACGTTCGGGCAACTTGTAACCCGGATCCGGATAGCTGGGTGGCTGAATTCATTCAGTGGTGGATCGATCAGGAAACAGGTTTCCCTATCCCGGAGCGTGAAGGCAAGATCAGGTATTTGATTGTAGATGGTGATAGCTACATCTGGGGGGATACCCAGGAAGAAGTTATTGAGAAAGGATGGTATATGCTACAGCCGGTAGTTGAGCGTTCCGGCATTTCTCCGCATGAATTCATTAAGTCAGTAACATTCATATCCGGCAGCATATATGATAACAAAGAGCTGCTTACTGTAAACCCGGCTTATTTGGGTAACCTACTGGCCCAGGATAAGGAGACGCAGGCTGCGCTATTGAATGGTAACTGGAAGATAATACTGTCAGATAATGACATATACGACTATTACGCTTTCAAGGGCTGCTTTGACAATACCTATGAGGTAGACAGGGAAGGCAAATACATTACTTCTGATATAGCCATGAAAGGGTCCAATAAGTTCACTGTAGGATATTGGGAGGGTAACTGCCTGGAAGATTTGCTGATCATGGACAAGAGCAAAGGTGACCAGGTTATTGATGGAATCAATGGATTGGCTAAAAAGCATAGAGTGGAAAACCGAAATATAACATTTGACAATGATGGCGTGGGTCAGTTCGTGGACGGCTTCATCCCCGGAGCTGTAGAATTTAATAATGGTGCAAAGCCTCTACCATCCCCGGAAAACCCGGCAAAGGACAAAAAAGGCAATCCCATACCTGAAAATTACCAGAACCTTAAAACCCAGATGTACTATCATTCAGGCGGCAAAGTTGATCGCGGGGAAATAAAGATCAGTGAAAGGGTGGCCAATATGATGTATGATGACAAGATGACCGTCCGGCAGCGATTTATGCAGGAGCGCAAGGCGATCAAAAGGGATAAGGTTGATTCTGATGGTAAGCTGAGGATTATACCAAAAGAGCAAATGAAAGTGATACTTAACAATGATTCACCGGACCTTATGGATATGTTCATGATGAGGTCATTGTTCGATTATAAAAAACGTGTAAAGCAAAGTTTAAAAGGCAAATTCTTTTAATATGGATATTGTTGAATTACTAAAGATTGAAGATAAAAATAAAGTTGTTGAGGCTCTTAAGTCCAGGCGCGGGAAACCGGAACCGGATATTGCGAAATCAAAATCCCAATGGAAAGTGCAGGAGCATGCAACTATTACCGATTTTGTCAAATTGCCCAATAGGGCGGTTGAAGTTGAGGAAGGTAAAACTAAAAAAATCGAAGTCAATCGAATAGCATTCCCATTTCAAAAGAAAATTGTCAATACGGCCGTTTCCTTTGCTTTTGGCCTGCCGGTTATTTTAAATGCCGATCCTCAGGGGGATACTCAAATGAAAATGTTCAACGCACTCACAAGGAATGTTGAAGACAACCGGCTCGATTCTTTCAATCGTAAGATGTACCGGGAATTATTGAGATCTTCAGAGGTTGCCGAATTGTGGTATATAAAGCCTGTTAAAGAGCCAGGTGATTACTATGGCATTGATCAGCAGGTAAGCCGGAAAGTAAAGGTTTCTTTGTTGTCGCCTTATGCCGGTGATAGGTTGTATCCTTTCTTTGATGAATATGGCGAAATGATCGCTTTTTCAAGGCTGTACAAATTCCTGAACAATGAAGGAACAGAGACAGAGCAATTTGATGTATATACGGATACTTATATCATCAGGTTTAAGAATGAGGCCAACTCCTGGAAGATGGAAGACCCTAAAAGGCATGGGTTCAGTAAAATACCGGTCATTTTTGGAAGCATTGAAGATTTTGACTGGGTAGATGTGCAAATTGCAATTGACCGGATAGAGTTCCTTTTTTCCAAATTCGCGGAAACGAATGACTATCACGCCAGCCCAACGGTATTTGTAAAAGGTAAAATCCTGAGTATGCCGGAAAAGGGTGATTCCGGTAAAGTTTTGGAAGGTGATGAGAATGGAGATGCAAAATATCTGTCATGGGATCGGGCTCCTGAATCGGTAAAGCTTGAAATTGATTCTTTGCTGCGTTTCATTTACGGCTTTACTCAAAC